GTTGCTAGTGATGATGACGATACAATGTCATACTTTAGTAAATTAGCAGAGGACGAGTAATACTCTCTCTCTTGGTAAATACTTTTAGGGCGCTTTAGGTAACTAAAGTGCCCTTTTTTAAGCATAAATATAGCATATGCCTAGTATATTAGATCCATTAGTAGATAGACAAGGTGGTGCAAGAAAAGGCGCTGCCTGGTACAGAAACGCTGTTGCTTCTATCGCAGATAAAGTATCAGCAAGAAGACTAATGAATCAAGGCAGATTACTAGGTAGACCTAGTGTTGGTCGTTTAAATATGTTCTTTTATGACCCTAAATATAAGAAGACATTACCATACTATGATACATTTCCTCTAGTATTACCTATTGAAAGAATACCAGGTGGATTTGCAGGCATTAATTTTCATTATTTAAGACCTGGTGCTAGATTTACCTTGTTAGAAAGATTACAAAGATTTTCTACAAGAGGTAGAGAAGTAACAAGTAGAAATAGTTTTGATGTCAGTTATGATAGGGTGAAGAATATACCATTGGTAAAAAATACGATTAAGAAATATTTGTTTTCTCAGGTGAGATCAAGTTTTTTAAGAATAGATTATGACAAGGCTGCGTTATCAGTTTATTTACCTGTGGCACAATTTAGAAAAGGGAGTCCATACTAATGGCAATATTAAGAGGCGGAAAAAGAATTGGTGGTATTGATGTTCGTATCGGTATACCACGAGATAGATCGCTAGATGATGTAGCAGGAGATAAGAGATTACAAAGAAGACAAGGTAGCAATCCTGAAACTACAATAGGTCGTTTTCAATCATATGTAAATGAGGCAGAAGGTTTTGCTAGACAGGCAAGATTCTTTGCTGAGTTTAATTTACCAAAAGGCATATCACAAGGTGCATTATTCTCGGAAGGATTTGAAGACACATCATCAGCAGCACTAGAGAAACAAGCATTTCCTACACAAAAAGATTTACTTGCTGTTCAACAAGCAAACGGCAGACGAGTTAGAGCATTTTGTTCATCAATTAGTATGCCAGAAAGAGAAATGGTTACAAAAGAAGTTAGACACGGCAATGCACCTGCTAGAAATATAGTTTACGATATGAAATCAGCAGGTATATCAGCAACATTTTATGCTGATAAATTTATGAGAGAAAGATCATACTTTGAATTATGGCAAAAAACTGCTATGTCAACATCTGAAACATTTAATACAAACTATTATGACAATTATGTTTCTAACTTAAACATATTTCAATTAGGACAATTTGCTAGCAGACAAGAGCGTGATGATATAACCTATGGTGTACAATTAATTGATTGTTACCCTACAAAGGTAGGTGCTGTAGAATATTCCCACGATGCTAATAATGTACAAACGATAGATGTAGATTTTTCATTTAGATACTGGATTAATTACTTTATAGACCAACAAGGTAATATAGAATTAGGTAATCCTATAGGCAGGATACCTGAGATTAAGAACAATAGAGGAATTTTTGGTAGTTTGATAAATAAATTGCCACCTGAATTGAGAAGGGCAGGTAGAGATGTACTTAACGATTTAAGAAGACGAGTACCTCTAGGTAGAGTAACTGGCGGAAGAGTATTCCCACCATTTAAAATACCACCACTAAATATTTAAATATAATAAGGAGTTATAATGGCGTTACCAATAGTTGAAACACCGAGATATGAGTTGACTTTACCATCAACAGATATGAAGGTGCAATACAGACCTTTTCTAGTTAAAGAAGAAAAGATTTTATATGTTGCACTTGAATCAGGTGATGAAGCACAAATGCAAACAGCAACAAAAGATATTTTGACTGCTGTAACATTTAATAAAATAAATGTAGAAACTCTACCTACTTTTGATGTAGAGTATATTTTCTTACAAGTTAGGGCAAAATCTGTAGGAGAAGTTGCAAAATTTAAAATTATTTGTCCAGATGATAGCAAAACCTATGGCGATATAGAAGTTGATATATCAAAAGTAGAGGTGCAAGTAGATGACGCACATACAAATGATGTTTTGCTAGATGAAAAAAGAAAATTAGGTGTGATTATGAAATATCCTAATATGAAAGTGTTATATGATAAGCAAGGGATCAAAGCACTTAAATATGAAGATATAATAAAATTAATCATAGGTTGCGTTGATTACATTTATGAGGGTGAAAAGAATTATCCTGTTAGTGAATCAACACAAGAAGAATTAAAAGAGTTTTTTGAAAACTTATCACAAGATCAGTTTGCTAAAATAAGAAAATTCTTTGATACTATGCCTAAATTAAGACACGAAACAAAAGTGAAGAACCCGAAGACAGGTGTAGAAAGTACCGTCACCTTTAGTGGGTTACAAGATTTTTTCGGATTGGCCTCTCCCACAACAGCTTAGAGGCGTTATTTGAAATTAATTTTGCACTTATGCACCATCATAAGTATTCACTAACTGAAATTGAAGCAATGTTACCGTGGGAAAGGGATGTTTATGTTTCGTTACTGATTAATCATATTAAAGAAGAAAACGAAAGAAAAAAAAGAGAACAAAGTAAAGTAAAAGGATAATTATGTTTGAAGAACAGAAAAAAGACGCAGTAGAAAAGATTAAATGGGTATGGTGGTTCTTAAAAGAAGAACTTCCACAATTCTTATCTAATTGGAGAACGGTACCTAGAATTATGATGGTACTATACGGTATTGTATTCTATAATACAATGCAATGGTTTATGGCATTAGAGAATCCTAATAACGCACAGGCAGGGTTTGTGTCTGTTGTTGTTGGGGCTGGTGCTGCTTGGTTTGGGTTATATGTTAACGGCAAATCATCAAAAGTACAATCAAAAAAATATAAAGACACAAGTATAGGTTAATTAAATGGCATTACCGAAAATAGAACCACTATCACCTGAAGTACGAAAAAATACTGAACAAGAAATAAAACAAGAGATAGTAAAACTAGGACAATCAATACAAAAATCTGCTACTGAAAGTCTGAAGGCTACTTCACAATCTGTTGTCGGTAATGTTCCTAGTATGATAAAAGAACTTACTGAAGATATAAAGTCAGGTTCTATAAACAATTTTGCTAAGGCAATGAATAAATTAATTACGCTAGTTGATGAACTAGGAATTAATTTAAGAGATTACAACGAAGATTTAGCAGATACAGTTGAAAGATTTACAGGTCAACAAGCAAAAATACAAGAAGAATTAAACAAATTAAGAGAAGAAGGTATAAAAGCAGAGATAAACAAAAGAGGTACTGGTATCAAGTTTCTATCAGATAAAGAAATACAAATTAGAGAAAAAGAATTTAAAGAAAGAGAAAAATTAATAATAGGTGAAAAAGAAAAAAGATTAGAACTACAAAAAATTATTGAAAATAATGCTACAACTACATCTGCTAGAACAAAGGCAGGCAATGATCTAAAAAAATCTATTATAGAAGAACAAAAATTAAGAGATAAAAATGCTAAAGAAAGTGAAGTATTACAAAATCAAACGGCAGATACAGGTAGACAAGAACAAGGATTTGGTAAATTTCAGGAATTAAAAGAGGCATTTATGGTAATACCTGATACTATTGGCGAAGCAATGGAATCATTTTCAAATGCTGGTAGAGGTGTGTTTACTGGTCTAACTAACTTGTTTAAAAAAGGTGGTTTAGCGGCAGCATTTAAGGGTCTTGTAAACTTTTTCAAAACTGCTAGATTGATGATTATGGCAAAGTTTCTATTATTAGTAGCAGGAATTCAATTTGTTGCAGAAAAGATAGATGTCATAGCAGATTTCTTTAAAAGAATGTTTGATAAGATTGCTGGTTTCTTTAAGGCAATAGGTGATTGGTTTGCAAACTCTTGGATAGGTAGAAAATTAGGATTAGGTACCACAGATGATGAAGAAACAGATAAGATAATAGAAAGAGAAAAGAAAAAAGAATACAAAGCAATGGATGAAGGCACTTTTGCTATAGGTGAAGACGGTGCTGAAATAAAAGACGAAAATCTTTCTGTAAGAGATATTTTGCAACAAAACGAAGGTGACGCTTCAGTTGCTGAAACCGTTGCGATGGATGACAGAGCAACAAAAGATGGTAATAAGAAAAGAATAGTAAAGAAAACATCATCAATGGATCTTACAAAAGACGAGGATTCAGATCAATTGACCATAGCTGATATTATTGGCAAAAAAGAGGTAACAGGAGATCAATTAACAGACGGTTCAACATCTTCTATGCTTAAATCTTTAGAAACAGAAAGTGCTAAATCTTCTCAAAATAGTGTGATTAATGTACAAAACAATACTAATCAAACTAATAGTCAATCTAGTGCCACAAATGTTTCTGGATTTATAGACCACGAGGTAGAAACATCATTTAAATTTGTAAGGTCAGGTAATACAATGCCTGCTGCTGATTTTTAACCTAATTCTTTTTCAGTAATTATTTTAAACACAGCACCATTATCTTCGGCATAATTAGTTGCCGCTTTCCACTTTGCCTGATTTTTGATGAACTCAAAACTCTCACGCATATATGATTTAGTTTTCTTTTTAGGTGGTTTAGGTCTAGTTGTTTGACGAGAAGGTTTAATCTCAATCAACATCTTTTTACCTTTGTCTGTTTTTAGTATGAAGTCTGGAAAGTATCTATGATATTTTTTGTCAATAGGATTATAATATCTTATAGGTAATTCTTCACTTGCCCAATTTATTATGCCTGGGTTGTTATCACAATAGACCATAAATTTACGCTCTAAAAGTGAACGATACACTATATTATTTGGGTTGCCAACATATTTTTTAGGGTTGGTTGGTTTATATATTCCCTTAAAAGACTTCTTCATATCATATAAATAGTTATAACAATATTTAGTAAGGATATAAAAATGGCTTGGACATCAAAAGTAGCAAATGTAATCAAAGGTAAAATTGCCTCTATGGCTATAAACGCAGTAGGCAATAAGTTAATGTCATCTTTTGCTAACTCTGGTCAAACATCAAAGATTGCTGCTAAACTATTAAACAAATCTCCGTTAGAGATAGGCAACGATAATCCTACAGCACATATAAAAGAAAATCCTTATTCATACGGAACAGTATACTACCCACAAGAAACAAGTAATATGGGTGATGGACATTATGTTATATTTGATGTTCTTATGCACAATGAATCAAAATATAAAACTCAAACTTTTAATAATGGATTATTAACAGAAAATCCTAATTCACTAGTTGGTAGTACAAATGGTGGAGGCACGGTTAGAAATATTAAAGGTATAAAAAGACGAGGTGTAGTACAAAAAAATAGAGTAAGAGGTGTTAATTCAGGTCTCTTTAGTAAGTTTGGTTCTAATCACACATATATTTCAGATAGTATCATATTGTATATGCCACCTGAAGGAATGAAATTTGACCAATCTGCTACTTACGAAGGTGTTGATACAGGTCTAGCAGGAGATATAGGAATGGGTATAGGTGGTGTAATCAATGATACAGGTTTTAAAGATAAGTTAAAATCAGCAGCAA